GCGCAGGCATACAAGACTTCATCAACAGGCGGGGTAAGGTGAAAGAGAAATACACGCTATCCGAGATATTGGACATGACGAAGGATGCGTATCGCGGCGATGTGTTCAGAAAGGTGGTGGAATCGTGACAACATCACCGATCTTGCGGGAGGCGATTGAGGCCGCAAAAAATGAAATGCAGTATTTACGCGATGAACTTTCAATAAATGGCGAAGATACTCATGAAGATACTTTTATGGTTGGGAGGACGGATTTTAGTTATGCTCATCTTCAGACCCTCATCCACGCAGCCTCATTGCGCGAACCGTTAGGAAATGAGGGGTGGAGGCCGATACCGAACGGATGGCACATTTCATGGTTTGGCATGGATGACGGAAAATATACCTGTCAAATAAAACGGCATGATGATGACCTTGATTATATCAGCGATATTTCATTTTCTTCGAGCCGTGGATACACAATGCTGGAGGCTTATACAGCGGCTTTAAAACCTATTTTGGACGCATACACCCTCCCCGCGCCGCCAGAGGTGGGTTGATGGCGCCAGTACGCATACAAAGAAAACGAACAAAGGGCTGGAAAATGCCGGAACATATATGGATTGAGCCTAAGTGCTGTTCTGACTATAGTACGGGGCAAACTTGGTGCGATCATGATGCGTGGTCTTGCGAGAACGGAGAGAAGGCAGACAAGTACACCCTCACATCCACCATCCAGCCAAAACTTGACGCGGCTGATGAATTGGCGAAGGCGTTGGAGGAAATTATTGTTCTTGATGTCGTAAAAGAAAATATAACAAACTGTAATATTGAGATGGCAGAACAAGCCCTCGAAGCCTACAAATCATCTACTGCAAGACGCAGGATTTGAGCCGTGAAAACCTTTAACAAAAACGCCTTAGTTATAGGGAGCGGCAAGGTGAATCCCTTCGACATCCTCGTCCACGCCATCAGGCGCAACGATCAGAAATCTTTGGTGCTTATCGAGGATATAGTTAATCAGAACGTCTTGGCTATTGCATCCACGGACGGCATCCACCGGACCATAGAATTACTGGAAGTAGCGTTGAAAGATTTAAGGGAGAGACTGAAATGACTGCCCTGTTTAAAACCAGCGCATCATTCATCATTCGCAAACAGGTCTACCTCAATCTGTAACTCAGTGAGGCGCTCGATAATGACGTCCTGCGACTCGTCAACTTCTAAATCATGCCCGTCAATGTCCGTTATGATGAAGCTGCCGATACCCTTGGATACGCGGTGCACCTGTTTGATGCTGTTGACGGCGATGAGTACTGGCCGGCCCTTTTGATGGAGTTGCAGAAACACGGCTCACCTCCTAGAATTGCTGGGATATCGGTATTTTAGAAGTTAGCCGCTTGCACCCGCACATTTCACAGGGGATAAAGCTTACAGGATATTTAACCGGGAATGTGTAGATTGCGACGTCATTACACTTCTCATTTCGGCACAATAAAACCGCCTCAATTCTTTCCTGATACCAGATAAGGTGCTCTACTTTTTGCGCCATTTGAATACAATCGCAGCCATGAGAATGATTAATCCGGTCAGCCGCAGAAATGCGCTCATTAGTTCAGGCTTTTAAACGAATCCAGAGCGGAGTTTGCCTTGGCGACGGCTTTGACTTTGTTCAGCGCAGATAAGCCAATTCCGGCGGCGGCGGCAATCCCGCCAGTGATGGACGCAGCGGCCGTGGGGTCAAGCTCGCCCTTATTGATGAGATACCCGCCGAGGATGGTCAGTCCGTGTCTTAAAAGCGCTCCGAGAAGAAGTTGTATCATTTTAGTCCTCCTTGTTAAATTATTATACCACTTACTGATAGAATTTGCGAGACAGTTCCCAATGCACAAAATCAGGAAACGATTTCCATATGCCGCCCCAGGTAATCGGGATGTTTAGCTTGGCAGCGCTGCTTAACATGGCGTTGGCTATTTGATTATAAATGACGGGACTCCATGTAATCCTTCCAGCAACGATTGCTCCAAGGTCTACAGCAAGGCCGTGGAGGTGTCTGCTATCCATTGTATGGCTCGCCCCTGCCGCTACTAGCTGCCGTTGCCTTTCAAGCGTCCTGATACCCTCCAGAACGGCAAAATCCACCGTTGAAATCTTAATGGCGGCTTTCACGACTTCTTTCAGGTCGGGATGGACGAGCGCCAGTTTAAGCTGAGATTTTTCGGAAAGGCTGAATGTCATTTTATCCTCTGCTTATGCTCGTGGCCGCACTCGACACATCTTACGCGAGTATATGGCTTGCGTCCATCGAAACCGCCGCCCCTTTTCTGCACTCTTTTCGACCCGCAGGCATGGCACTCCGTTACATCGCCTGCTTTTGCCAAGTATGGCAACCGACGGATAAACGATCTGATATTAATAAACACGCGCTCCAGCTCCACGACGTCTTTCATGCAATACCGCGCAGCTCTATTGATCTCGTCGGCGTTGCCCTCTGTTACGATCTTCCAGTCCGGCCTTTCTGCCTTGCCGGGGCCGCCGAACCGCCTGGAAAGGCTGTCAAGATCGTTTCCCGCAAATTTGAAATATTTCCGCGCCGCCTTGAGCGTGTCGATGGATTTTGTCTCTGGAACGGGGCCTAGACCGTGTTTGCTAAATAGCGTATTAGAGTGCTTGATATCGAATGCGTCCCCGTTGTGGGCGACGATAACATCAGCCTCGGTCATCAGGTCGTGTAGTTTTTTCGCCACGATATAGTCGTCACGGAAATTCTTTTTAAATCGCTTCGGATCATCCGTAATTTTAACGCTGTACTTGCTGATTTCATGATGCCATTTCCATGCGGCGCAAGGACAAAATTGATGGTGCTTGATGTTTTTCGCCGGAAGATATTGCTCGCGGCTTTCAGGATACGCATAAAATAGAGCGTATGTAAGTTCAAGATCTATAAGAAGAATCTTTAGCTGATTACGATCAATCAATCATCGTCCTCCTGCAAACAGGTTGTATGTATCCCGTAAACTCCGCGAGTGATGTCGGTATCGTTTTTATGCGCATTGCATATCGGAAGGCTCGGCAAGCCCCGCCGTGTTTAGTGATAAATCCTGTCTATAAGCCAGGAAACAAAAGCGGCGCTACCCATACTCATGGCTACCGCAGCCTTGACGACGCCTTTGTTTTCGGCGCGGGTTTCTTTCAATGAAGAAACGTCTGTTTGTAGCTGATCGACCTTTTTGTCTATGTTCTGGATGAGTATTAAAACGGGGTCGCTCATTTTTCCTCCCTGATTGTTGCTATTTGAGTATCCAGCGCGGCCAGCCACCCCGCGTCCTTGCCGAGAATGGCCTCGCGGATGCGGCGCGGAGTCTGCTGTGCCTCCAAGTCGCGGAGAGCCTTCCCTTTTTCTGCGGCGAGTTCTTCGGGGGTTTTATCCCGCGTGAGCCATACCCTTTCATATCGGCTATTGATTTCAAATCCGGTGACTATTTTATCAGTCGGGCGGGGGCGTTCGATGATGGGGAACACTCCTGCTATCTCATTCTTTGGGTAGTCGTGCGGGTATCTTGTGCCGTCGGGGGCGGTATATTCCTGCCCCTTGTAGATTGGCCTTAGTGTGCTGTCTGTGTACATTTTGTGTTCCTATATTTTATACCAAATAATAACACGACCAGAGCCGCCTCCCGTATTTGAACCACCACCAGAGCCTCCAGCACCGCCTCCCGTATTTGCACCACCACCCGTCCCCTGCGTGGCGTTACCGCCTGCGCCGCCGCCAGAACCACCGCTGGCTCCGCCTGTAGTGGAACCATATCCACCTCCTCCACCGCAGACCGCGATGTTCAATGGTGAAACTGTAGTCCCCGCGCCACCACTTCCGCCTGTGTCAACCGAAGCAGCGGAACCAACTCCACTATACCCACCACCACCACCACCACCACCACCACCCCCAGAATACCCAGAGCCACCATTGCTTCCCTGAGTTCCTGTTCCGCCAGACGTAAACCCAACAACTCCAGAGCCTCCGCCGCCAGAACCACCGTTACTACCAGCAGCAGAACCGCTTCCGCCTGAACCGCCGCATAAAGCAGTTAAGCTAAAGGCGGTTGTGTCCCCGGCGGGGCTAACACCAGCGTTTTGTCTGCCAATGGCAATGGTATATCCCTGCGCTGTGACGGCAAATGTGCCAGTAAGCAACCCACCACCACCACCACCCCCTGGTGCGCCCGATGTTGGCGCGTTGCCACCACCGCCAACGAGTGCGTAATTCACCGTTCCGCCCCCCGATGGTGTAAAGGTTCCATCAGATGTGAAGTCATGGACACGATAAGCCCCTACAATTGAAATACTTCCGCCAGTGCTGGCAGCTAGGGCGTTCACGCCCATCATTCCAACATGCGCATTAGCCCCAAACACTACGCAAATCCCTTCACAAGATTGCATTCAATTTGTGTCGAGGATCGAACGGAATAATATAGCGTATCAATCGCGCTGTTGGTCGCCGTGACAGTCGGAACTGTGCCGCCAGGGAACTTATAATATGAACCGTATGCCAATGTTTTCGGGCTGCTTGCGTGCTGCGTCAACCGGAAAGCCCCGCTTTGCCCAACAACGATGTTGGTCGGGTTCGCAAGTGTCGTGTTTTCCGTGAACGTGTGGGAAAAGTCGTTGTTAAGCGCGAGGTTGACTGCAATGCTTGCCGCCGTACTGGTCAACGCGGTTGTAGAAGTCCTCTGCCCAAGAGAGAATGACTGTGCGGCGTCACTCAATGCTAGGGTGCCATTTCCCAAATTGGGAACCGTCATAGTAACGGTGGTTCCCGTCGTTATTCCAGAGCACTGAAAGGCCGCCAGTTTCGTCGCGTCGCTGTTATCTGCAATCAGGAACGTAGAATCCGTAACGGTGTTTGCTGCGCCGGTACCGAAAGACGCATAGTTATCGTCCGTCGTAATTGTCACGCCAGCCGATGTTTTGACAACGAATTTATACGACCCCGACCCCCAGATCGCGGCCTGACCAGAGGCATCGAGGACGACGGGGTTAGCGTTTGGCGTGCCGCCTCCGCTGTCTGTGTAGGTCGTTTTCGGCGTGGTCGTGCCTGCTGAGTAGGTGTAGACCAATCCGGCGGCGTTAATCGCTCCGGCGGCGGTTAGTGGGGAATTGTATAGTGGGGAGACTAGAGGCACTTGTGCCATTCGAGGTATCCTTTCTTAGATGGTACTTGTTTTTAGTGGTACTTTTGTTTACAATTGGCGAATTAATAACTCAGGAGGATATCTTGAAAAAAATACCACTCACACGAGGCAAATTCGCCATTGTAGATGACGATGATTTTGAATACATCAACCTTTGCATACCTCAATAAGGTGTGATTATTTTCCTTTCGATGCCCTGAATTGTTCAATAAGTGCGCGAGCCGCTGCGGGCGGCATTGAAAGTGCTTTTTTTAATACGTCAGGCGGTATTTGCAATCTCTGTTGTTTTGTGACCATGCCAGATCGTTCCGCAACAGCGCGAAGTGCGGCCTCTGCCCGCCCCGTTTGTCTCGCAACGCCAACGGCCCTGGCACCCTGCTGCGCTGCAAAACCAGCCGCAAAACCGGCTGCTGATCCAGGGATGCCGCCGACGCCGCCTGCAATGGCCGACCCAATGGGCACCAACCCGCTACCTGCCAACTTGAAAGCGTCCGTAACAATGCCCGTAGACGCCGCCTTTCTGATCGCGTTTACTTCTGTGGGGGAATACCCCTTCAATCTGTCTCCACGATTGAGAAGGGCGCTAAAACCGTTTTTAATGACGGTTACGGGTTGCTCTTTTCCTTTTGACCTCTCTATGATTCTTTCAATGTCCCGCATTTTTAGCGAGGTTGACCAGAGTTTTCTAGCCTCCGTCAGGGTTTGATTGCCGGGCACGTCTTCCATGGCCTGCCGTAGCACTCCCTGCAGGTCGAGGAACTTCTTTCCCGTTGCATCAAGTTTGCCGAAATTATCCATCGTGCTATAGGCAAGGTCGCCAAGAGATTCATCTATCGTTTTTGCCGTTCCAAATGTCATCGGCTTTCCTGCGAATTCTCCTATATTATTGACAAGTCTCTCTGCGACGGGATTGGATGCAAAAAGTTTAGCCTCGCCTTCAAGGTTCAAATTCTTGATAATCGTTCCACGGAACTGATCGGCAGCTTCTGGAGATAATCCGGCACCGGACTCATCTAGTTGCTTAAACAGTTTGCCACCAGCAATACGCACATTTTCGGATGTCGGAACGGTTGTTTTCGTGTTTAATTTAGAAAGTCCAGCCCCCGCAAGAGGCAGAGCGCCCCCGACAACACCCCCAAGAATAGCGCCCCGTTTAGCACTTTCAGCGCGGCTGCCTTCTTCTCCGGCTCCAGCGCCATAAAGCCCGCCAGTCGCGGCACCCGTAGCTGCACCTTTAGCAACACGCGCTCCGAGGTTGCCAGACCGAATAAAATTACCAACAGCGCCCCCTGCTTTTGTCGATGCTCCTGCCCCACCTGTAACCAGCCCCCCGCCGATGTTTGCTAAAACAGAAGCAACCGGGCGCTGCTTGAATTGCTGCGCCAAGTCTTCTTTTGTAGACGTTCTAGCCTCTTTCAACAAGTCACTGTAGCCGCCAGCACCGCCCAATGCAGCAATACCAGCGCCGATCCTATCTGTCGCTTCATCGGCAAAGCCAAAAGTTGCCCCTTGCAGAGATTGGTCTAAAATTGTTTTCCCTAGAGACTGTGGATTGGCCTGAACTTGTGGCGGAAATTTCTTTTGCAAAACGGCCCTGATCTGTTCATTCGGCATATCATCAGGAAACTCTAATTCTTGGCCATTTATCTCTACAATTGGCATTATTCAAAATCCCCCGTTGCGGGGTTGTATTTCAGGCGTTTTGGCTTTGCGCCTTCAAACTTGGCCTTGCCCCGTTCGTATAGGGTTGGTTGTTTTTGCGCCTCAATATTTAGGTCGGCATATTTTGTTTGCAAACCTTCCAATTCATCCAGCGCGGCCAGTCTATCGCCTATCGGTACAGTGCTATTGCCGACCTTTGCGGCCATCGTTTTGTAGTTCTGGACGTCAAAATCAGATTGTGGCCCCTCCATACGCGGCACGTTAGAAACGAGCCAGCCTGATATTGTTTCCAGAGCCGCATTAGCCTGCGTTTGTTCGTCGCTTCTGCCAACTATGCCCTTTCCTATATCTCTGAGCGCACCAAGGCCGCTGCCGGTTGCTTTTGGAAGGTATTCCCGCGCCCTTTGTATCTGCCCCATCATGTCCTGTGCTTTCACGCCCTTTTTCGCAAGGTCGCCGCCGCGTTCAGATGCTAAAACTGCTTCTTTTTCCGCACCCTCAATCTGCGGGTTCATTCTCAACTCGACATTCTTCTGCGCCTGTGTTTCCATACCCTTTTTCGTGGCTGCAATTCCGCCTGCAGCCTGTGCGTATCCTGGGATAGCGCCAGGCAATAAATCAGCCCTCTGAGCCGGGGAAACTCCCATGGATTGATGCCTTTGCATGATTGCCTGTCTTGATTCCTGCATAGGGTCGGTTCCGGTGAAAACCGGAGGCAGGGATGGTGGCATATCAAGCGGGGCATTGGGCGCCTCATTCTGTGCCAGTGCACCAGCAAGGCCATAAGCATTCATGCCCCTGTCAATGGCGTATGTTTTAGCAGTTTGATGGAGAAGGTTGGCCCCCTCAACGTCGCCAGCTTTCAAACGTGCCTCTATTTCACGCGCAACCTGAATAGCTGCCGGGACAGAACCGGTTGCCTCCTGCTGTGCCCTAGCCATAAGGATTTGCCTTTTAAACTCCTCACTTTGCCTGTTGAATTCACGCTCTTGGTTCGCCGCCATGTAATCCGCAAGAGAACGACTATTTTGAAATGAAAACTCCATTATGCTATTCCTAACTGCCGTTTAAGCTGGATGATCTGGTCTTGTGTCAAACCTTGCGTGCCGGTAAACCCGCCGACATTGCCGCCGAGGATGCTGGCAAGCGACTGGTTCATGACGTTCTGCCCGGCCTGAATGCCCCCCGCCTGTATATTACCCTGATTTTGGTAAAGATCAGACGCCTGATTAGCGTATTGCGCCCCAGAAGCGCCAAGATTACCGGCGGCATTCTGACCGGCTGCTGCCTGCGTATTCAGCCTATTATACAGATTGCCTTGATCTTGATTGTATCTGTTATAGGCATCATTGTAAGTTTGATCTGCAAGCCCCTGTCCGAAGCTCTGGGTGGCCTTCAGAGCATCCCCGGAGAATAGGCTACCTCTAGCCCCAAGAGATTGATTCATGGCCTTGGTGCCCTGCTCTAAGCGAAATTGATACCCTGGGTCAGCCTGGAATGATGCCATGCTGAAAGGGGTTGTCAGTGACCCGTAACCAGCCGATCCTGTATTTTCAGAAGTTCCGAGCAAGTCTGACAGCCTTCTGTTTGCAGAGGTGCCGGAAGCGAGAAATGGAGACATATTGGTGCTGGTTTGGTCGTACATTCTTGCCTGCAGGCCAAGGGCGGCGTTATTCGCGTCCGTCATGGCCTGAGTTTGTTTTTTCGCTGCCGCGTTTCCAGCTAATGCGCTATATAAGTTTGATCCTATGCTGAGTGCTGTGCCGAGGCGGGATGGGTTTGATCCCGTTCCCCCCAGGAACGATGGAAAGAAGGAACTCAGGCTCGTTGCGCCCGCTGATCCAGCCCCCGCTGCCCCGGCCTCGCCGATAGCCCCCGCTAAGCCCCCGGCAGCAGTAAAGGGGGTAGACGCCCCCCCCATCACGCCATCGCCGACCATCGTGCCGACGCCTGGGCCGCTATATCCAACCGATGCCCCGCCGCTCCCGCCGCTTAAAACACTACCGGCGGTAGATGCCTTACTTACAGCCCCAACATATGGGGATGCCGCCCCGGCATTCATGCCAGTCGCGCCAGCCGGTGACAGCCCCGTTAAACTCGACACGAAAGGAGAGTAGGCCGACGCGATCCCCCCCATAGCCCCTCCCACAGCAAGGGCTTTTGTCGCGGGCAGAAAATATTTATTTAAAAAACTACCCTTTGATTTAGCCGCAGCCGCAGCCTTATATGCGGCGTTGCTGGTATCGACGTTAGCGGTATTCTGCGCGGCATTGCCGGTCAGTAAATTATAAACGTGAACGGCTTGTGCAGGGTTCGCCGATGCACCTCCCTGAAACCCCAGTTCGGATAATTTCTGGTCAATGGCGGTCGCCCATTCTCCGCTCTTGGGAATCTGTGCAAATGCATCGTCAATGCCCGTTCCGATGGATGCGGCTCCCTGCCTTTTCCCGCTGGCTTGGGCGGCGTTTGCGGCGGCCTCGCTTTGCGCCCAATAATCCAGTGCGTCCTGAACGCCTGACGGCCTTCCGGCGTCAGAAAGCTGTTTACGGGTTGCAAGCAGTTGCTCAGCAGATGGTGTTGCCATTATATACTTTTCCCCTTGTTATTTTAATTGATGTAATATCTATCGCGCTTCAACAATCCCCGCGATAGTCACAGGCGTCGTAATCGCTGCCCACCCAGGCACATAGATTCTGTTACTCGACGCCAAGCACATACCGCCCGTCGATCCGACAACGCCGCTTGAGGCCAGACATGTTCCGTTAGCGTCCAGCGTCAACGGGAAATTATCGCAATATGTCGTTCCAGCAGTTGCTGTTGTATTTGTCACCGGCGTTACAATAATAGTAAAGTACGTCAGTCTTTGACCGATCCTGTAAATCTTGCCGGTGTAAGTCGCCGCGCCACCGACCTCGGTCATGGAGACGAAAGTCGGTGTCCATGATGTTCCTGTATCGCCGTTGTACAGCGACTGAAAAAACATAAGCCACGATATGGAGATGTTCCCCTTATCATCGATCATCCTGTCGCTGATAGGTGGAGGAGTCACTTTCATCGCAAATAAGCTCCGCATATTGCGATTTTCACAGGATCGGTAATCGTCAATTCTGCCGTGAACAGTTCAAAATATCCGAGCCTGTTCCATTTGCATGACGGCTTCATTACGCCTAAAGCGCCGATATTGGCGGAATATTCATTCGACCAGCTTCTCCCGCCGTCTTTACTCACCCGCAGCAAGGCCACTGGAGCAGACCCTTGCCCGGTCGAAAGACCGACGCCGCGCTCGAAATCAACCCGCAACGAATTGATGACAAACCTCTTGCCCTCTTCGCCAACATGGGTAAAAATACGCTGCCTTTTGATGGCAGACCCGTTGTCGTCGTAAATATCCAAGTCCATCTCATAGACTTTGCCGCTCGCCCGATCTCCGACAAGGTGCTTTCCGAAAACGAACATGTGGCAGTTTGCCAGATGGCTTTCATACTCGCCAGAAGTGTTCAGGAACGCCCGTTCGTGCCACTGATCTGTCGCGTTGTCCCAGACAAGAGTCGTATCAAGGCCAGTTCCAGTCAGGACATAAAACACATGCCCGTCCTGCTGGTATGTGAAAGCCTTCAATTGGGATAGATCGGAAACCTGTTGCAGCTTGTATTCAATCGCATGGGTCGATATTCTTTGTGGCTGGAAACCATTAGCGCGGTATATTATTCCCCTTCCCCGCACATCCTGGCCCACCCAGAATACGGAGTTGTCCATTCCGACTACGGAATGGGCTGCAGCGCAGCCAACCTCTATTTTCGCGCCGTTAATTCTTTCAAATGGAAACCCGGAACCGCCAACATTCGACCAGATTTCCGAAGTCTTCTCACCAAGCAGCCAAAGCTGCCCCATGGCGTTGAAAACCCTGACCAGATTATCCGGGCTTGATTCAGCGGTTGCAAAGTCCAGAGCGCCCCAAGATGTCCCGTCGGTGAGGGTTGAAATATAGAACGACCCGGAAGAATTTTTAGTGACGATAAAATAGCTGTCTAGAAAACATATTGTCCCGGCAGACGGTAAATCAGCGTCAGAAACTTCGGCTAGAACATTTGTCGCATAGGTGAAGATATAAACATCCGTACCGTCGCAGATAGCAAGCTGAGTGCCATTTTCATCCATCGTTACGTTGCCGGACGATGTGTTAAGCGTGCCCCTGTTCGTCGCAGTCCCAAGGCTGTCAACTTCGTATAAAACAGCCCCCGACACCACGAAAGCGCGGTCATTCGCAGCGGCGAAAGCATGACGCACGTTTCCCGCTCCGCATGTCGCGAACAGAAGTAGCCCCGGCGTTCCGTACAGGGCGCTTATTTCCTTCCCCTGCCTCGTTTCGTCAGTGACCGGAAAGAGGTTGACGGTGCGCTGACAGTCGAATGGCAGGCTACGCTCCTGATAGGACGATCCTACAAGGCCTATCTTCATTAAAATGTACCTATCATAATATCGTTAAACCCAACTGATTCTGAAACGAACGACAGGTCGCGGTTTTTCGCAATCGCCGTTTTAATCATGGCTTTTGAATTTCTCGCCTCCTCCATCACGATCGGCGAAGGTTCAACGCCATATTCAGGCGCCAGTAAAACGGCCAGATTATAAACTATCGCATGCTCCCACCCTGCAGGCAGATCGACGGTGCCCGCCAGGGTGAGGGCGGCAAGGGGTTTTTCGCTCAACAGGTGCAACGCATTCGACGACGATGGCGTGTAATACAGCCTGATCGTGCCGTAAGGATGCCCGTTGGAGTAATTGAGAAAATCCGGCGTGCTTTCCTGAGAAGATTTATCCGGCAGCGCCTCGTACTCTTCGTCCGATATGATGATTACCGGATAATCGGTGATGCCTTCCCTGACATGCGCCTCGATGATCGCGACGGGCTTTGCCGTGTTAAACGTCTGTCCCGCGCCTATCGAATAGGCAGCCGTGCCGGGCGTTAACGTGAAGCTTTCCCTGACCCTGACATATGTGAGCAGGCTGTCATTCGACCATGACGAAAGCATGTTGTTCAGCGCCACCAGCCCATCGGCGGATTCATCTGCGTCAAGCGTTTCGCTTTTAGTGACAACGCCGATTTTCTTCATTGCCTGCGTGATGAGCGCCGTCCCGGTGGTCATGGGTTACACCGGCGCGGCGATAAGAGATCCGGTCCCGGAAGTGAGAATAACCGCGATAAGATGGTCGGCAATCGGCTTTTCAAGAATGACCGTTTCGTTGGGGCCGATAAACTGATCGGTTGTAACGGCGGTCGGCGTTGTGATGCCGGTGCGAACATAAGCGGCGGCCGAGCTTAAATTGAGGACGCGAATTTTGGTTTTAGTAAATGCGGCTGGAATTGTCCCCGACGCGGAAGTTGTTGACGATGAAATCGTCACAGAGGCTTGATTGGTATGCGGAGTGCTCATTTATTTCTCCTGAAAAAAGAAAACCGGAGCGTACCCAATGGGGCAGAGGCTCCGGCCATGATTACTTAGTTAACGTCAGTCCAGATGCCGTTGCCGCCGGCAACCTGCGCCCAAAGATCGTTCCCGATAGCCTCAAGGGTGATCGAACCCCCGATGTCCGTGCACCGGATAGCGTCCCCAGCGGCAGGAGCCAGCGTCACAACTGCGGTCGTGCCGTTGGTCGTGGATATGGAGCTGATAGCATCCGTTCCATCTGCGGGGTTCACGTCGAAGTCGTCAGCCGTGCCGCAAGTGAACGTATACCGGCATCCGAGAACCGTGGAGGCTTCCGGCAAGGTCATCACATCGGCGCTGTTAGAAACAAAAGATGTTCCACATTGAGCCAGCGTAACCGATACCGTGGTCGACGCCACTTGAGATTGCTTGAACCCGACAAGCGCATCCCCGCCGTCCCCAGTCAGGGTGCTGGTGATCGAAACAGGAGAAGCAACCTCTAGACCGGCATCCCACCCCGAACCAACCTTAATGGCGTTGGAGGTTCCGAGCGTTGTGCCAGTGCCGATTTCAAGGCCAGTCACGTTAACCTCTGCGTCGCCGGTGACAGCCGCGATGTTAATACCCGTAGCGGTGTTTGTGCCGCCAGAAGCATTACCAATCGAGAAGTCAAGGTTCAGGCCGTAGTGCAGGTTTGAGCCAGTCGTATCAACCGGAGTCGTCAGGTTCAGGTCGATGCCCATTTCAGTGGCCGCACTATCCGCAGCAGCCGAATTGGTAATGTTCAGACCCTTGTCCCAACCCGTGCCGATCACGATTGCATTCGTCGTGCCGAGGCGCGAACCCGTGCCAATTTTCAGGCCGTTAATATCAACCTGTGCATCGCCGGTGACGTTACTGAGGTTGAAGGCGTTTACCGTGTTGGTGCCGCCGGAAGCGTTGCCAATCGTCAGGTCAACGTTCACGCCTTGGTGAGTGTTGGTGCCGGTCGAATCAATGCCTGTCGTCAGGTTGATGTCAGCAAGGTTGGTAGTCGTTGCACTATCAGCGGAGATTGACTTAGTAATAGTCAAAGCCAGCGTCAAGAGAGCCTGTGTACCGTCAACAACGACGTTATAAAGCTCGTCGAAATTGTCGTTGATGTTTTTTCGGATAGTCGAGTCAAATGCGCCCTCTTGGGTGATAGTCACCTGCGCTGCAATCGCCGTACCAGCAAGAAGCAGGCAGAGAGCAGTAATAAATAGAAATCGTTTCATAGATTTAGTCTCCTTGTTGGTGAAAAAAGATAGGGGTGAGGAATTTTTCCCCACCCCTATTTTTGTTACTCAGCGCCGATTAAGCGGCAAGCCCATTCGGGCCTTACTGCCTTAAACCCGTACAGACAGTCGACCCGAAGGATCATCTTGTCCGTAAGAATTTGCGAACCCTGCCATACCCTGACAGTCACGCCGTTAACGGTTTCCTGACCGATCATGTGCGCGTCATTCGGCATCATGAGAGGGACGGAAACGAAACGGAACGCTGACGGGTGGTAAGCGAGGTTTGAGGTGTAGGTCGTGTTGATTGCGCCGGTTGCAACCGTAACAACATCAGACGCCGTTGGGAAACGGTCGATGTTTTTGCGGGTGCCGGTGGTGTACATTGCAGGACTTACTGCAAGCGTAGCATCACCGCTGCCGTCAGCGGTTGCCGTGGTCGTGACAACGAACTGTTGCAGAACGCCCGTAGATACTTTAGTAATCGGGTGAACTGCATAGACGTCTGCAACGGTGAATACCGTACCGGCCGTCAGAGTGCCGGTCGTTGCGGTCAAACCCTGGACGATAGGCGCCGTGGAACCCTGTGCCGAAACAGTGGTCTTGATCGTGAAAGTATAGTCGCCCGTACCGTTCAGATGTTTCGGCAACAAGTTGCTTTCAAGGTATGTGAAGCCGTCAGCCGACCCCATATACCCCATTTTGTACTGCTTGGCGATTTCATCAGACTTGTGAAACAAACCTTTGCGGGCGTCGACAGCCGAAGCCATTGCATAGGAGTCCAGCAACATCTTCAGTTGATCGTCCAGCGGGGTCAGGTTCTTCGCCAGTTTGGTACGCGCGGCCAGCGAGGTCGTCGTATTGAACACGGTAGAACCGGCGGTTCCAACGTGGTTGAATACAGCGTTCTTTGCAAGAGCAAGCGTGTCAGACTCGATCTGTTGAGCCATGCCGGAGATAGCCTGATCAAGATAGCGAGATGCCCATTCTTTCAATGCCAACTGGTTTTGAATCTCCAGACTGGTCATTTTCAGGTTGACAACCGCACGCTGGTCAACAGCGAGAGCTACCTTTTCTTCCAGGATTTCGCCGGTTTCGCTGGTAATATCAGCGGTAGAGCCGACAGTAACGCGAGTAGGTTTGTTGATGTTGATCGTGTCGCCGGCAGAGAAGCCACGAATTCCGGCATAGGAACTCGCAGGCTCTTTGTCGATGGACTTGATGAAGTGCATCTTGTCCTCGAGCATCGTAGCAGACATCCTGGCGATAAGCGTGCCAGCGTCTTTAATGGTATTTGCAGCATTAGCCATTTTATTTTTCCTTTATTATTTTGAATGTACCCATTTCAGGAGGTCATCCCCTGACAGGCTTTCAACAGATTTGCTTCCAACGGAAGACCCCTTTGATGGGGCCATCGGCGGTGGTGCTTTGGACACTTGTTTTTGTTTAGAAAGAGCGAGGGCCTTGTCTTCGTGTCTCGCAATCATGGCGACTGCCTGATATGGCGACATGTTGAACATATCCTCCAGCTTTCCTTCCTTGGCGAGGGAATAGAACGCAAATGCGGGATTCTCTGCCTCAAGAAACGCTCGTTTGACATGTTCCGGCGCTTCCATGACAATATGCTCGTTGTCCTTGAACACGCTTTCAAAATCAGGAAAGGCGCTTCTGGCTGCATCGTCGTTTTTTTCGAGATGCGCCACTCTTTCCTGTTGGTAGCGTTGTTGTTGGAATTGAGTTTGCTCGGATTGCCGTTTTTTCTCACTCTCGGTAAATTTCTCATTGACCTTATGTTCGGCCAACGCCTTCAGATAATCTTCATAGTTGTCAAACTTTCCGGTTTCCGGGGCTGACGATTGATTTTCTTTAGGCTGGTGCTTGGCTAACTGTTCTTGCAGTTGCCGAATGGTATTCTCTGCCTCATATTGCCTGGCAGTGAGCTTCCCGATGCGCCTGTCCTTATGAGACATGGCATTCAGGATTTTCTTTGGTATCGGCAGATCGTCGGATGCGGCCTTGGCCTGATCCGTATCCGCCGAGTTGTCATTTTCGTTTGCGTTTACTTGTTGGTCTGCGGCTGGATCAATAGATTGATCCGCCTCCACGCCTTCAACGGCGAGCTGGTTCTGGTCGGTCATTTAGCACTCCTTTGGTTGGTTTGCGTCCTTATGGGCGCGTTACGGTTAGTCTGGAGAACTGCTAAAAAGCAGTAATTTTTATAAACGGACTGGATAGCGCGATGGCGATCAGCGCGTCTTCTTCATCCCATTCACGAATTAGTATTTCAAGAGTTTGAAGTACGGAAAGCAGCCGGACAATCTCTGCGTCCAGACGCTGTAATTTTAATTCAAGTTTTCTCTGCGTTTCCGCGTGCTTTTTTGCCTTAGACCGGGTTGCTTTCTCCAGCTTGGCCTCAAGCGCGACTTTATCTGCTTCGGCGGTATCAATTGCCGCCCGCATTTCCTTCGACTCTTTGCGGACTGACTGCATTCTCTGGTAAGGCGTTGCATACGAATAACCACCGGGTATATCGTCATCCGCAGCGGCAGCGCCTGCGCTATAGCCCCTTGTAACAACGCGCCCTATCGTTCCAAAGGTTCCGTACCCCCTGGTGACAACCGTTGCGATGGACACTTACGTAGCTCTGGTAACTGAGGTCGGAGCCGTCGCGCTGTCAAGCGTCAGTGTTGCAGCCGTAGTCGACCCATCCAGTTTTTTAACCGTCGTCGTCGTGCCGGAGATGGCAAACTCCGTCAAGGCCTGCTGTGTTAGGAACAGTGACTGCGCCAGCGTCGGCGCGACGCCGTCTGCGGCATAGCTTTCCGTCATCTGCGTAGTCAGTGCCGCCGTCGCAACGCTTGTTTTCATCGTCGCTGTCAGATCGCCGCTTGTCGGGGCGTTCGTCAGGTTCGTGACCGTCGTGATCGTGCCGCCAATGATGTTCGTCGTGCTGGCCGGGGACGCAGGAATAAGATCGGTCTGTGCCTTGATCGCGGCAACCTCCGTATCGAGGAAGTCGTCGACGGTATTTATCAGCGCGGCGATGTCGCCTGCCGTCTGCGCGGTGTTGTTCACTTTCATCACGTCAATAGTCCTGAACCCTGCGGTATTCTCCGCCGCCACGCACCGGAACCCAAGAGCGCGGCATTTGCCCGCCACCGCGCCGACCGTGGCAGAGCAGATAACGCTATACCATTTACCGACCTCAAAGCCATTGGCAGTGCTGGCCGTGAACGTCCCGCGATAGTTCCCCGTCAGGCTCGTGCGCTTGGTCAGGTTGCCACCGATGCCGATATCAGTGTCAGTAGATTCTTCATAGACCGCAAATGTCGGCGTGCTATCAGCATCCACCGCAGCCCCCGTCGAAGGCGTGCTGGTGATGACATCGAAGTAAACCGCCTCATCTAAAGGAATTTCCATCATGCTATGCCGCCCTTATGATTGACGAATTAAAGATGCCGCCGCCTGCTGTCGCTGCGCCAGCTTCCTGGCGCTGCACCGCCCCGATGTCAGTGTACGCCACCGTGGCAGTCGCGCCCGGAAATGTCCCTGGCG